AATGGATTAAGAACCATACGCAATAGCTTACCATTACATATCCAAACATTTACAGATACTTCATCTAAATCTGCTAATTCATCTGGTATTTCTACATTTTCTTCTTTAAGCATTGCAACATCGCACATACCCCAGTATTCAAGAACTTCAAATCTATCTATGCTATGCTCTGGTGCATAGTCAGATAAATCATCTTCCCAATAATCTTTAGTATAGTTTTCTCCATCTGCTATAGCTTCTTCAATAACAGTATCTCTAAAGTAAGGTCTTTTCTTTAAAGCACGTAGTTGTGATCTTGATAACTTATGCTTCTCTATAACATACTGTGCCTCGTCCATATTATTTGCATCAGGATCTGGATAAAAGTTCCATACAGATACATGGGAAACTTGTGGTACAGTTTTAATAGCAGGATTATATTCACCATCTTCACTCCAATTAGGATATTCTTTATCAACAGCAAATGGTCCTTTCATTACACCAGTACCAAATAGAGCCATTTCAAATGCTGTACTTCTTAAATGTTTATTAGCACTAGACTCTTGTAACTGATCATGTATTTTCTTTTCCATACCCTTTGCCGCTATCATAGCAGGACTAAATGTAATGGCACTAGGAGTTTTACCTGCTTCAGGTTTTACTCCATCTATATCATCAAACTTACCTTCAATAGGTCCAAGCATTAAAGAACTTTGTGTAGCACCTGCAGGCAAATCTTTACCATCTCCTGCAAAGCCATATGGACTTTCAGATTCTACTGTATCACGTAATTGTTCAGGTTCTTTAGGATCAAAGCTAATATCTTCAACCACACCATCTGGTAATTTTGTTGGCTCTATTGTAAGAGGAAATTTGTTTGCAGCAAATAGTACATCTACAATCTGTCCGTAAGCTGCAAGAGTTTTTGTTTTAGTAACTTTAATAAATACTCTTGACTTTTCTGCTTCGGTAAACTGAACATCCGAGCCATATATACCTCTATAGTTTCGGTACGCTCTTAGCCATCGTTGTTCATCTTGTTCTCTATAATCATCTGCTCTCTTGTATCGTTCCTGTACAAAAGGAATAATATTATTTGCTGATTGATCATCTAAAATAGAATTAGTACTATCATCTAATGATGCTGCATTTTCTTCTATAAAAATTTCATCTTCTTCTGCCATATAATTTCCTTAATATCCAAATGTTGCATCTGCAACTGGCATACGACTTGTTGGATTTGCATTAGGGTCGTAATCAAATATACTAAAACGTGGTCTTGACATTATACCATATCTTAATGCGTCATACAAGTGGTCTTCTGAGTGTGTATCAATGTCTTCAGGATTTTTCTTGTCAATAGGTAATGCAGGTAATTGTGCAATTAAGTTATGACAGTTACTAAAGAATACTAATCTTGGTTCTTCGGTGAACTCATCAACTTGTAATCGTCTATGTAACTCATTCTTTCCTGAGACTCTTGAGCCTTTGCTGCGATCTGACGGTCTAAAGCGACAACCTCGTTGTACCATCTGTTCTGCCAGAGATGGACCAGTATCCCCACGTTTGTGCCAAAGGCTACTGTCCAACACACCATACCGAATATTTCCATCACCTGACTCTAACTCTAATATCATGTCAGCTAAATCGGTAGCTAATACTTTTGATACATATAGCTCCCTATATACAATTAACTGTTCGTCTGGTGCTACTGCTATCCATACTACTGCAGAATAACTTCCATATCCGTAGTCACATGCTCTAAACTTTACCCAGTTATTTGGTACATCAAATGGGTCAACAACATGTATCTTTCTATCAAACTCTGTGAAGGCTGCGCCTTCTTTAATATCCCAATCACCTTCTAGTAACTGTCTTCTTTGTTGTTCTGGTAGCGAGAGAAGCATTGCTTCGTAGTCACCAGATGTAGATAGATATGGGTTATCCGTTAATCTTGCAGGTATAAACTTTCTTTTAAATAATGCTTTACCTGCTTTTTCATGCCCTGATGGGTATTTTAATTCTTCTCCTGTCTCTATATCTGTAGCATTAAATGCTGTATTATAAGCGGCAGGATCAATAAACATTTTCTTAACCCAGTGATGTCCTCGACCTCCGGGATTAGTGGTAGCTCTCATATATACTGGAAGTTCAGGATCTGTTGATCGTAATCGTGATCTCATATAGTTCCAAGCAAACGGAGTTGCCCACTGTGTAAGTTCGTCAAACCCTATCCAACTAAATGCTAGACCTTGGTAGCGTAGCACATCGTCTTCCCTGTCTAGGTATGACATCCAGAGTTTTGCGCCAGAGGGTGCAGTCCACTGCATCTTTCTTTCTGACCACTTAATACCCTTCCATATTTTAGGATATAACTCTTGACTTTTATATATTAGTTCTCTAAGTTCTTCTGTAGTGTGTCTGAGAAGAAGACCACTAAAACTAGGATTGCCCATATAGCGGAGAGGGTCAGCCAACATAGCATAAGACTTACCACCGCCTGCAGAGCCTCCATAGAGAACTTCTCTTTCGGAAGCGGCAAGAAAATCTGTCTGAGGTCCTTCATTAGGTTTGAATATAACATTACGTGTTTCTTCTACTCTAAGTGGTTGTGCCTCTACTTTAGGCTGTAACGACTTTTCTTCTTGCGCCTGTTCTTTGGCTTTCAATTTTTTCCGCTTTGGCGATTGCCTTTTTCGCATAGTCTGCCCAGTTGCGGAGGCTTGTAGCTTGCTTCTTGTGTCGTTGCTCATTCGTCAATCGTTTCATTAAACCTACGTGGGATATAGATCTGCCTGTGTTTGTACTTAACCAGTTGGCTACCTCTCTATAAGAATATTGGCTTAGATATTTCTTAGCTTGCTGTAATTTATTTAACTCGTCTGGAATAGGATCTAGTATATCAGGATCTTCTTCATTAACTTTATACCCAAAAGGAACAGTACGTGCTACTTTAGGTATGGGTAGCCATTCATTTTCTTCTTGTATATCTAATGGCTGTGGTAGTTTAAATCGTCCTAATGATCTATTCATCTTCTTCTTGTTTCTTAGGTGGCATTAACATTACCCCACCTGTAGATTCTACTTGCATCTTCTCAGTCTTAACCAATCCAGTACGGTCAAGCAATTCTTTTGCAGCAGATAACTTATCTCGTATACCCAGTTGAGTTGGATCAAGCATACCACCTGCCAATGCAACGGCAGCTTGAGGAGCATTACGTGCCATATAGATTTGTGTTGCTTCAAGTATCTCCTCCTTCAATCCAGTTACAATGTCGGTAGTACTTGTGCCTTCAGCATAACCTGCCAGTTTCTTAGCAAAAGGTACATCACCGTTTGCTTCATCAAACAATACCTGTAAAAACTTTTGTTGTTTATCTGTTAGTTCTCGTGCCATTAACGGTCATCCTTATATATTTCTCTCTGCATGTACATTACATCTGTTTCCAGTACACTAATACGTCTGAGTATGTCATTGCTGTCACCTATGCCTCTAGCTAAATGATTGCCTAGAGATTTAACATCACCGTCAATGTTTGTAATATTACTAGCGTTAACATCTACATCTCTCTTCAAGTTAGCGGAACTTAGTTCAGCAACTGTAGCTGACAAGTCTTTAATGGTAGCATCCGTCTGAGCCACATACCAAACTGCAGCAGAGATTTGCATTGCTAAAGTTGCAGCAAGCCCTATGGATACTTTGATGTCCATTAGTTAAGTTCAAAATGTGGACCATCAATAAATGGTCTTCTGCCCTGAGATCTGCGTAGATCAATGTAAGCCATCATAGCGTCTTCCATTGTGCCATCCCAAGTTGATATGTCATCTATATGCCATGCTGCTCCCCATCTAACAACTACACCTTCTTCTGTAGCTGCCCACTTCATAGCATCAGCTAGATCGTCATACAGGTTGAGTTCCCAACTTGCCTTTCCATCTACGTATGCCATTAAGTCTACTGCGTCACCAGTTAGGTGCTTACTCTTCATGGTCTGCGATTTGCCTGCGTCAAACAACTTCTTCTGTTCTTCCAGTGTTCTCATTCCGTAAATAACACCAAAGTCAATTTTGGTTAGTTCTATTGCTCTTTTAACAACCTTAACTAGATCTTCATTTACTCCCTCTAGTTTGTCTAGAGATCTGCTCGACAGTGTATAAGCCATTCTTGTACTTCCTCTTACTATTAAATCTATCTAGGGGTATTTTTCTTTCACCTAAATATACAGCATTAAATCTAATGCGCTTTACTGGAAACTCTCCTTTATATTTTAAAAGGAAAGATCCATGTTTCATTACTTTTTCTTAGGACCAAAGAACTTAGCTACTCCTTTAGTTCCCAGTGACGCAGCTACAACTGCACCTAAACTATACTGATACCAATCAGGCATCCCTGCCAGAGCAGAAAAGCCGTTTGCCACTATCTCCCTACCCCAATCACCACAGAAGGACAGTACTAAAGGAATGGAAAAAAGTACAGTTATCCACTCGTCTTTCCACGAACTCTGAGATGCCCTAATAGCAGCTAGATCCCAATCTATATCGCCTGTTGCCTCTTTCAAGCGAATCTGTGCTTCAGCTTTGTTGGCTGCAACCTTACCATCTAGGTAAGTAGAGGCTAAACTGCCAACTGAAGATATTAATGTTCCTGCAATATTAAACATTTACCACTTAACCTTATCTGCCCAATATGCTGCTGACATTTTTCCTTTAGCTATATTTTTGCTATGCCTAGCTTTAAATGATGCTCTTTTCTTTTTCATTCTATCTGATTCACCCTTCTTTGGTTTACCTGCTGTTTCAGCACCTCTTTCACCAAATTTAATATATTTATACTTACCACCTTCACTAGCCATAACGTGATGTGATTTTCCTGATGTGTCGCTAGAAGGTAGTCTCTGAGGCTTATTAACTGCTTTAAGCCCTTCTTTCTTCATTTTAGTTTTGACACGTTCAGGTAAAGACATTAGTTATCCTTACCGTTAGGTTTTCCTTCAACGGCACTGATAAGCATGTTCACAAATTGTTGTTTAGCTATCTCGTGCTGATCTAACTGAAACTTAGCAGAGGCTACCTTGCCCTCTAAGTCTCTTATTTGTGCTACAATGTATTTAGACTTATTATCTAGGTCATCTACCTTGTAGTCTTTTTTATTTATGTTAATTACGTTATCTGCCATTTAAAATCCTCTACCTCTCGTTAATAATCCACTGCGTTTAGCTGCTGCTGCTTCTGCTAACGCTAAACTTTTATGGGTGCTAGTTGGTTTAATTTCATTATTGTCAAGCATATCTTTTAGTTTTTTTTCAGATTTAATTATCTTACCATTATGTATGCTTGGGATATTTATCCATTTACCTTTATATTTAAAAGTTGTAGATATTTCTGAAACATCTCTGTCTCCCAACTTATAAATACGTCTACCTGTTTTAGTTGTTCTACTTGTAGGTTTTAATTTTGCAGGCTTTAGCGTCATTTATACTTTTCTATATGCTCTCGTCTTTTTTGCAATACCCTTGGGCTGCTTAACAAATTGCTTACCTGCTCGTTTACCTGCTCTCTTAGCTTTAGTAGTTGCTGCGTACTCTTGCGGAGATAAGGCTTTGATAGCTGCGGAAGGTAAGTAGCGTTCTCCTGTCTTAGCAGATGGTTTACCACTTTTGGTTCTCCACTTTTGTTTAGTCCAAGCTTTAAGACTTTGTTGACTTTTTGCAAGTGCCATTACTTATAGCCACCGCCTGCTGCTTTATACTGTTTAGCTAACATCTGGGCTTTTCTAGCAGACCACTGACCTGCTCCACCACCCTTAGTACCTGCCTTAATGCGATTAAATATATTTTTACGCATAGTGGGTTTAGTATAGTTACCTGCTTTATTTACGGTGCTACCACCCCTATTTAACTTTAAGGCTGATAAAGTTTTAGCCTGACCTGCATGAGCCTTACTAGCTTTACGTAACTTACTTGCTACTTTTTTTATTGTTGCTCTAGCTTTTTGTTTCATTTATCTCTGTTGGACATCCATGCAGATGTTCCCATATATGCGCCCACTATACCTGCACCTGATATGTAGAATAAGTTAGATATATCTGACAGTGCCTTTACGTGTTCTATTGGCACGAAGAACATTGCTGCTGTAAATAAACCCATGCCGATTAGTGTGCCTGTTGCCATCCTACGCTGTGCTTTCTGCTTACGTAGGTCTGCCTCAGTTTTGTTGATCTCTTTAGCGTGTGCCAGTTCCTCATCAGTCACTATTCCATCCCCATCCAAGTCGTAGTCTTCGTACTCGCTGTGGTTCTGGAATTTCTTTTGTGCCATTTTCTAACCTTATATTACTTACGTGAGCTATCCACGCTTTCGCTATTTCAAAGTCAAAGACATATTGACAGTAGATACACGTAAGCCTGCCGCTAATGACAGGCATATTGTGTCTACAGATACAACAGACGTTGTTTTCCACGTTGGGGTATTAAGTGGTAACAAACCTCTAGTCATCTAAGCATGTGCAAGTGTCGGAACACTTTCTATTTATGATTGCACACCATAGTCGTTTAAAATATTTTCGCATAGTTAGTCTCCTTATAAATATTCCACTACAAAGTAAGCTGACCATATTACAAATAATGCTATTAGTAATGTCTTGGTCTTCTGCTTACTCCAGTGGCTTAGTAGTTCTTTTATGTACTGATCTAACATTAAATTTTATTGCGCCATACCATTCGTCTAATATCACTGCGACTGCCTATACCTATATCTCTAAGTTGATAATCTGTAAGAGCTTGCAGTGTCATATATGCTGCTCGTTTTTCCTGATAGTCTAAGTAACTTGACCAAAGCTTGTGTACATATTTCATGTTGTAACTCCTCTTAAAACAAATGTATCATTTGATACAAGGTAGTTATAACATATATTAGTATACTACACCACAGACATTATTGCAAGTCCGCTATCACTTTTTCTTAGACATACCGCCTTTATTTTTATATTGCACCTTAGTGCCTTTTTTCTTAGCGGCAGCTTTAGCTGCAGCCATTCCTTTTGGTGTATATGAATAATGTTTTGATCCAACTTTAGGCATTACTTCTTTCCTTTGTTCATGGTCTTAGATGTAAAGTATGTTTTTTTTAACATCTCTACTAACTTTTTAGCTGCAGGGTATTTTAATTTTTTAAGTGCAGCCATAATTTTACTAAATTCAGGGCTTGTCTTACCAAATCCAACTGTACGCATCTTTGCCCTTACATGTCGTGCAAACTGATCCATTTGATTTGGAGTAGGTTTACCATATACTTCACCTGTCTTATAGTTAATACCATTCTTCTTATCACCTATAATAACGTCAGATGTTTTAACCTTTTCTCTTTTCTTACTGCCTGCTACAGATATATCTTCTTTCTTCTGTGTTCTCTGTGAAGCTGCTCTAATACGTTTTGCTTCTTCTGCTGCACTTTTCTTATCTAATCTTTTTAACCTAGCCTCTGCTGTATTATTACCTGCTTTAGCCATACGATCTAGTCTATTAACTAACTTTGCTCTAGCTCTACCACTTGCTGCATTAATATCTGCCATTGACGGCATAGAACGTGAACCCACTACAACTGGATCTGGTCCTTTGTCTGCAGCTTTACCACTTGTACCTCTAACTTTACGTTGGGCAGCACTTCTAACATTAACTGTGGGTTTAGTACCTATATCAACTTCATAGTCTGCTTTCATACGTAAACTAGTAGGAGTTTTCTTTGAGGTATGTAACTTTTTAATCTTAGCAAGTTCTGCTTTATTTAACTTACTACCTTTTTTAGATACGGCCCTTGCAATTTTCTGTGCTAATGTACCTATCATTTTAATTTCTCCTAATCATGGGTGTCTTTCCATCCTTCTGCCTTCATAGCGTCCTCTACTTCTTTCAAAGTAAAAGACCTGCCGTAGTGAGCCTCTACTGCTGTTCTTACGTAGAATACATCACTATGGGGTATATGTAATTTATCTAATGTATTATTTACAAGAGCTTTATAAAACTCTTCTAGTACATTATCTGTATATAGTTTTACTGATTTTCGTGCCAAAGTCAAGCTCTAATTTATTTTAATACAAATTATATATATTCATTACCATTTAAAGTGTTTCATTTAAGTGTTATTTAAGGAATATATAAGGAATAGTTAAAGTGTGACACTTTAAGTGAGGTGCATGTTTTTAGTTATACTTAATTATACCAGTTTTAATGCAGCATGTCAACCCCTAAAGTACATACTGTTGCAAAAATACAACACATTATAGTACGATTTATCACAAGTGTTGCAATAATGATACACATACAGCTAACAGTTGCTGCAGTGGTTAACAGTCAAAAAACCTGATCTGTGTATTTATGTGTATATACTAACGTACACCCCCCACCTACCCCCTGCCCACCCCAACTCAACCTTGCGTATGTGTGATTCAGGCATGCATGCACTATTGGTGAGCATAATCAGTGCGATAGTATGCACCTACACACGACCAAACACCTTATTTCTAAGGTGATAAGCAAGTATGAACAACTCATATGCTATCAGTTACTCTATAACTGTCGTGATCTGTAGGGCATATCTGGTAACGGAAGCACATCTGGAGGTTTATGCTTAAAAGCATACTACCCCTAGTTAAACTGTCCGACCTCCGACACTTTAAGCCTCGTACATGCACACGAGTTTCACACACGAACTTCAGAAGCTATGCTTCTTGCAGTCACACGCAAAACGGCATGGGCAGAGGATCACATGTATGAAGGGCAACCTACTACTTTATCTTACTCATTTTTCAACACTTGAATACTATATGAAAGTGTTAAAAAATAAGATAAAGTAAAAGGAGAAACTTATGGCTAAATCAAACACTCAACCAAAACTTCCAACTCAAACTGAAGTAGTTGATAAAATCAACACTCTTGAAACCGAAGGTTTGGCTATCAAGGAACTTGACCAGAAGCGTGATAAAACTCGTAAGAGTTGGTTCAAGGAAGACATCAAGGTTGATGGCATAGCTTACAGGTTAGGTAAGCTAATGGTTGATCTACGATCAGTCGAGCCAACCAAGAAGCAAATATCATACGACCTAAAGGTTCAGTGTAATATTCACACCTTTGATAGGAGATACACTTCACTCTGTGAGTGGTTCTTCAACAACTACAACCAAGTACTTACTTGGAAAGGTAAGAGGGTATTCACTTCCATAGATGCTTTAAGGAAAGCATACGATCTGGACAACAAGCCAAAGGCTTCTAATACAGATACACCTCCTCTGAAAGAGGCAAAGGGTACAGACAGTACTAAAAGTACTGATAAAGTGTCCGACCTCGGACAGTCTGGAGCTAGTGAAAAGGACATGGCAATAGCCATATTCAATTCCCTTCAGAAAGAAGGCAAAGACATTAAGAAGTTTCTTGAAAACTTCAAGGCTTGCATAGATGCTTCTGAAGCCTTCTAAGTTAAACTTCTTGGTAAGCCTTTAACTAGGCTTATCAGGTGGTCTAACAAACCAACAACGTAAACTTAATCGGAGATTAAACATGACAATAATTACTAGAAAATCCATGATTTCAGGTGAACTTAACTCTATGGAGTTAGATGTCACTCAAGCTCAGCTTGACCTTTGGCAAGGTGGGGAGCTAATACAAAACGCTTTCCCTCACCTTAATGCTGATGAACGTGAGTTCATTAAAACTGGCATTACTCCACAAGAATGGAGTGATACCTTTGGGGAGGGTGCTTAATGGAACAAGCACTTCTCATAGGTATATTCATGGGGTTAGGCGTAGGCACAATAGCCTACGGCTTTCTCCTCTATTGTTTCTTTTGCTTTATGAAAGATGGCATTTAAACTGTAACATAATTGCAACAAATTCCTCATTTTTATAAAAAAATGCATAGTGTCAAATTTTTTACATCTTGACAGACTTGACACGTTTTTTGCGTACATATATATGTGAAGAACATTTTAACAAATTTAGGAGATACGAAAATGACAAGTTCAACACCAACTGTTTGGTTCTTTAACGACTCAGGTAGTGCATATGATTTTACAATGTGTGATGATAAAATAAATATGGGAGATATTCTTGTTATACCTTCAGAGAAGGTTGTAGGGATAGCAGAAACTTACCCTTTTGCTTTATCTAAAGAGAGTGGAGAGTTACATTCACTAAAAATTTGTGCTGAAGATTATATTAATAAAAATGGTATTAGTTTACCTGATCCTATAACTAGCCTTCGTATAGCTCGAACATATGTTAAGTGTTTTGATCTAGGTTATGACATAGATGATACTAAGGTATCATACTATGAAGACATAAATAATTATGATCTTGAACTTTGGCTTGATCGTGCAAAAGATTGTGAAGGTTTTTTAGGGGGTATGCCACATTCTCATTGGGAAAAAGCCATTGAAAGAACAAAGGCACGAAAGGAGGCATCATAATATTTAACTTATATGTTATACTACACTTGAAACTTAGTGAAAGTGTAGTATAACTATATACACATAAACTGAAACTGTCCGACCTCGGACACTTAATCGGAGATTTAAAATGAGTGATTACAAATTACTTTCAGTAGGAGCAGATGCTAAAACCATTAAAGGTAATGGTGATGAGTACATGACTGCTATCTTATACATGAAGTCTTACAAGACTTACATTGAGGAACTTGGCAAGACTGTCAATCCTTGTGCTTTTGCAGAGCAAGCAAGTTGCCATGAAGGTTGCCTCGTGTCTGCAGGCAGAGGTAAGATGCACAATGTACAGTCAGCAAGAGAACGTAAACTTGTACAGTTCTATACAAATAGAACTCAGTTCATGGTTGATTTGCAAGATGATATTGACAAGTTCACTAAGCGTTGCTTAAAGAATAAACAACAACCATGTGTACGATTGAATGGCACTACTGACATTATGTGGGAAAAGTTTGGTTCTTTTATCGAAGATAACTTTGCCGTACAGTTCTATGACTACACTAAGATATACACTAGGGTGTATAAAGATTTGCCTAGCAACTATCACCTTACCTTGTCATATAGCGAAGCTAATATGAGCTATGCAAGAAACATAGACAAGGCTTGTACAGATACAGATACAAGCATGGCAGTTGTGTTTGAAGGTGAGTTACCTGATGCATACTTAGGTAGGCAGGTGATTGATGGCGATAAAGATGACTTGAGATTTCTTGACCCAAACAACGTAGTTGTAGGGTTGAAAGCTAAAGGTGATGCGAAGCATGACACAAGTGGATTTGTAATTAGAAAGAACAATATATGGAGGAACGTAGGGGTAGCATAATGAAACTTAGAACTATAAACCAGATCAACCCAGTAGCTAAAGCTATGCTACAGAACAGACAACCAAAAAAGGTAGTGCCTGCGAAGAAAGGCAAAGGCACACCTTACAACCGAAGCAAGGAGAAGCGTAATGTATTACGAGATCAAAGCCTATGAGAAAATACCAGTTAGAAAAGTGTCCGACATCGGACAGTCTAAAAAACCAAAGCGTGATGAGTGGAAGCGTGAGCGTAAACTTGCACGTAAGAACAAGCAAGCTAGGAGGATAGCATGAGCCTAAGTAAACAAGACTTTGTAGTAGCAGACCTACTACTGATATGTAAATATGAAGGTGCAGACCTTGACGAATCATACAAAGATGAATATCTAAAAGGTAGGCAAGACCTAGCCAAGCTAGTACACAAACTATTAATTACCAATCAAACAGTGGAGGAATACCTTGAGTCACGAAGTAAATGAACACATAAAAGAGAGATGCTACGAACAAGCAGAGGAGGAGGTTAATAGGAATTGGCACACGCTAAAGAAGGAATGGTTTGACAACCCAGAAAAGTTCTGGCAAGATATGATAGATGCTAAAGCAATGGAGCTTTACAATAATTGGAGAGAGGAATGACTAGTTTTTTATACAAAAAAGATTGGGGTATGACAGATGAGCGTAAGCCCATTGGATACTACCATGTAGGATTAACTGTAGATGGGGAGCATGGTATTGTTAAGGTAGACGATACTTACCCACCAGTTAATGATGGGAATAGTGCGATTGAATATGTGCTACGATTAGCACACGCAGTATACCCAAAAGCAAAGGTGGAGTTTGACTTCATCAAAGAATGGACAATAGACCCAGAGCCAGAGGTTCAAGGCTATATCCACAACACAACAACAACCCATTAGGAGGGAATTATTATGACCAACAAAACATACAACACAAAGCAAGATTACAGTAAGCATACTGTACACTTCCCAAAGGCAAAGCCTTTTACATATAACTACACACCTACCGACATATCTTTAATCGAAGGTTATGTAGACCATACTGCACAGTTTATAGCTGACACATTGCGTGAGCCAGTAAATCGTATACGATACAGAGCATCAAAGCTACTTGCTGATGGTGTGATTACTCACAAGTATGACGTATCGGAAACTGCTAAAGAGTTACGCAGATTGCGTACTGAATTGCAAGCTACACGCAAACAGTTGAAAGCAGTTGCTTAATGATAATTGAGTCACTCATGTGCCTAGCACTTAACGTATACCACGAGGCTCGTAATCAAAGCCTTGCAGGTCAGGTAGCAGTGGCACAGGTAACGCTTAACCGAGTTATGGATAGGCGTTACCCTGACTCAATCTGTGGTGTAGTCAGGCAAGCTATTACATTTGATAGTGGACAACCAGTTCGTAATCAGTGCCAGTTTAGTTGGTACTGTGATGGCAAGTCTGACAAGCCACGCAATCAAGGTGCGTGGTACACTGCCTACAATTTGGCAGAGAGAGTTATGCGTGGAGATATGGTGGACATAACCGAAGGTTCGACACACTACCATGCTGACTATCTAGTGCCAGAGTGGGCAAGTACCAAGACCTATGTAACACAAATAGATGATCACATATTTTACAGATGGGAGAAATAATAGATGGATATATACGAAGCAACAAAACAAGAGAGGCAACAGATACTCGACCTTGTAAACACAATACGTGAATTAGATAGGCACGTATCGGAAGGCATACCTCTTGAGTATAACACAATAGATAAGCTGAGATGCTCTTATCCATTGCAAAAAATATTTAAGTTTACACAACCAGAGAATTGTGATAGTCCTTATTACACAGATTTAATTATGGAGGAAACAAATGCTAGACAGAAATAAAGTAAAACAGTTAAGAGATAAGCTACAATCAATACTAGACGTACAACCATACTTTCTAGACAGTTATGACTTAACTGTAGGTAACGCATCATTCAATGATGATGAGGTAACATTCAAGCTGAGCCTAAGAATAAAGGGTGCTAGTACCCAAGCTGAGAAAGACTTGGAGCAATGGGCAGAGATACACAATCTTGATCTGTCTAAGACTGCTAGGATGGACGGTAAAACTTTCATACTGTCAGGGTACAGACGCAAGGCTAGGACAAAGCCATATCTTATGAAGGACATAGCGAGTGGAGTGGAGTACATAACTACACAAGATATTGCCAAGACATATTTCAGTAAAGAAAAGGTGATGAACTAATGAATAGATTTTTAATTGATTACAACGTAGACAAGATAGCCAAGTCATTATGTGACCAACACATAGTCAAGATGCCACTAGAAGAAGCACAGATGTTATGTACGTCAGTATGGGAACACGCACCAGAATATGCAAAGGAGCATGACCTATACAAACCAGTACACCAGAAGCACCCATGTACATTGTGGGCTATGTACAGCAGAAACAATTACCTATGGGCTTATAGTCTATACTCTGCCATGCTTGACGAGTATACTTACAGATATGGCAAGGTACATGGTGCGAGTAAACATAGGCATATTCTAGGCAACTGGGATACGTACAAGCTCATACCTAACAGAGGATTTACCAAACACCCACAGTGTTTCAGTGGGCATGATGAACTCAAGACTGCTGAGTTCTATCCTATAGAAGCCTATCGAAAGTTCTACACTGTTGACAAGTCTAGGTTCGCAAGGTATAACAAAGGCAGAACTAAACCAGATTGGATGAAGGAGGTAGCATGACCAAGATTGTAGCAAGTTTATGTGATGGTATGTCATGTGGACACCTAGCCTTAGATAAGCTAGGCCACACAGACATTGAGTACCATGCATTTGAGATAGATAAGTATGCAGATGCAGTTAGTAGGTATGCTTATCCTGACGCTATCCGACATGGTGACGCAAGGAATTGGACTAACCTGATAGGTAAAGATGTTTACTTATTGATGGGTGGCTTTCCTTGTCAGCCGTATTCGGTGGCAGGCAAGGGTAAGGCAGACGGAGATGAACGTGACCTATCTGACCTTATCTTTGATGCCTTGCGTGGACTGAAGCCTAAGTACTTTCTGTTTGAGAATGTACCTATGAAGAAGGAGCAAGAGTTACGCATCACTATGGGCATAAGCGAGGCTCTAGGTACAGATGAGTTCTGTGAGCCTATAATGATAAACAGTGCTGACTTCTCTGCACACAATCGTAAGAGATTGTATTGGACTAACATTCCCATTGAGGAGTGGGAGGACAAGGGCATTGTACTCAAGCACATAATTGAGGATGGCATGGTGGACAGAGATAAGTCTTACTGTGTAGATGCCAACTACTTCAAGGGTGGTAGCATGAAGATGTACTACGAGAAGTCCAGAAGGCAGTTAGTGTTTGACACTAAGGGTTGTCATCAGGTTGGTGAAGCTGACCTCAAAGGGTACGACATCATCAAGCGAGTGTATGCCACATCAGGCAAGTCACCTGCCTTGACTACCATGCAAGGTGGACACAGAGAGCCTAAGATAAACACAGACGAGTTACATTGGAGGGCATTATCTCCATTGGAATGTGAGAGATTGCAGACAGTACCAGACGGATACACTCAGTATGGTGTGTTCAAGGACAAGGACTATGACCCTGTGTTACATGAGTTCTGTCAGCGTAAACCTATCAGTAACAGTCAACGATACAAGATGTTGGGCAATGGTTGGACTGTAAATGTAATAGCCCACATAATGAGAGGAATGAGATGATGACAGTTAAAGATTTAATAGACAGACTACAGAAGTTTGAACCTGACATGCCATTGATATTTTATAACTTAGATAACTACGATTTAGAACAAAGATATGTTGAAACAATCTTGGAAGCAGATGGAAGAGTAGAACTTACAGTGCAATCAACAGAGGAGGAAGAAGATGAAAATGCTATTTACTATTACAGATAACGAAAGCACAGACGAAGACAAGGATTGGATAGATGAGTAAGTACGCAGTAATGATTGTACCATTTGAAGAAGATGGCTCTGAGTATGTAAGGGATGGGTGTGGTGCTATGTGGACTAACGACACACCATTAAAATTGTTTGACACAAGAGAGGAAGCACAGGTGGAAGCTGACAAGTGGAACACAGGAGAGGTAGTGGAACATGAGCTATTGGAATAACAAAGACCCAAACGATTGGTATATAATATTTTTAGTTGTGTGTTTTATAGGGATGATAATATGGATGCAGTATGGCTGATACTAATGTCTGTCTATGTAGGCTACTTTGTAATGATATTTGTAGTGGGTTTACTAAAACACCTAGACCTGCTACAATATGTTTTAGTATGGGGAAGTAATGCCGTACTCATATACATTGTATGCACTGTTGTAACATATATAATAATGGGAGTAATAATATGGCGAAGAAGAAAGAAGAAGAAGCCCACATAGACCTAGCAAAGAGGAGGATTATAGCTGACCTACGCTACATAGATGGGTGGAAGGCTGACATGATAAAGACAATTATGGATGCAGACACAAAGGAGAAAGCACATGAAGGACTACAAAAAAGAGATACAGAAAATGAAGGAGATGTTTAAGGTCATGCCTTTAATCGTAGTATGTGTTGACCAAGCTGAGAAGGATGGTTATGTAAGACAAGCTAGGAAGATGCGTAACGTAAAGAACTTTGAGTTCATAACTAGGGAGGAGAATGATGAGCGAAAGAAAAAGCTCAACGCTAAGATCGAAGCTGAAACTAGAGCTAGGCTTGCAGGTCAAAGACCAACACCTGAATAAGTATTATGATGCAGGACTGCCTAGTTATACCCTTGTGTATAATGACACAGTTTACTTTGGTCATACCAAAGATGAAGTAATTGAAAAAGTATTGAGAGAAATGAAAGGAGAAACTAATGAAAGTTAGAGAACTACAAAACCTTCTGAAGGAGGTTAACCCTGATGCAGAAGTTGAATTACTAACGCAAGATTATAATAGAATATGCGACTATGAAGGAGACAAACCTATATACGAGGATGTTGTTTACGCAGTTGAAGAAGTAAGCGTTGATGATAGTAAGTTAGGGTTTGTGTCTATAGAATTTAATGTGTAAAGAGGAGATACTAATGAAAGGAACAAAAGATGATTTACTTATGATGATAAATGTTTATCTTACAACTATGGCAGCCTCAGATATTAAAGAAGCTTACATATTTGATTTTATATTAGAAACTATTGAAAAATTTAAGGAGGAGCTAGACCTATGATAAATGTGGTTAACAAATTCGTCCAAGCTTGGACAAGTTCCACAGGTTCTTATTGCCTGCGTGTGTTGATCTCTCTGTCCATGTTACTCAATGTGGTGACAGGTGGCAGGGTACATCAGCCATTCAGTGCAAGGAACTGGCAGTGGAAGAAAGATAAAAAGTATAACCTTGTTTCTCTAATTGACCTATGCTATGGTGAGGATCACTGTATGTACAGTTGGATAAGATGGAACGCAAGACAGGAGATAGCAAATGAACTCAGCAGAAATACCTAACGACCCATGTGATGATTGGTCAGATCATATCTTGACATTAACATCACGCTATGCTATAACTATATAACTAACTATCAGTTGCAACCCAAACAGAAAAGGAGATTACAAATGCCATTTGATTTAACAACAAACAACTTTCAAGTACCTGAGAACTTTGACTTTGAGGTGGAGTATGAACCATCCAAAGTTCCTGACAAGAAGTACGTCAAGGTTAAAGGTACAGACACTTACCTGAATGTAGTAGGTAATGGGTTTACCACTACGTCACACACAAACTTTGCCCATACTGTATGGAATACCATGCAGGACAAGCTATCTGCTGAAGAGCTAGATGGTATGGCTATTGATTGGAAGTCTGCTCGTAACAATGGGTATATGATGATGGACATCACATTACCTAACGTAAGCTATGACATCTATACAGATAAGCATAGCGAGAAAATCGGTCAGCGTATCATAGGTCTACATGGATTAGATGGTCTATGCTCTAACATCGTGGTGTATGGACAGATCTCATACTTCTGCACAAACAAGATGGTACGAGGTGAGCATGACATTGTGAAGCGTAAGAACACATCTAACTTCTGTATAGATAGCTTTGGCAGACAACTAGAGCAGTCATCAACAGACTTCTATGAGCAAGCTAATACACTACAGCAGTGGGCAAACACATCCACAGTTAACGTAGATGTTAAGGCTCTGTTTGAGAAGATCATGTCTGACAAACAGGCAGAGAAGATGTACTCACTCTATGGTGCAGAGGTAAGCACAAGAGGTGCTAATGCCTACAGTATCTACAGTGCCTTCACTAACTATGCAAGCTATGCTGATGAGCGTAACGGCTTTAAGCTACGTAACACAGGCAAAGATACTGAAGCAGTATCCATGTGGAACAGAGAGCTTGACGTTACCAAGTGGGTAAAGTCCAAGCAGTTTCAAGACTTGGTGGCTGTTTAATGTCGCTACCTCGTTTTACACAGAAGCGTATGGATAGCTATAGGTTCAATCCACCACAGAAGTTTGTGGATCAGGGCATTGTGTCACGTTGTGAGCTAGGCAAAGACCTAGCCACAGCTAAACGCAAGGCATCTAATCTCAATAGGATCATAGATACATGGCGAAAGGATCAGGAGGATAGCAATGAGATACGTAGTACAAGCACTGTCAATCAAATCGTCAGAGCGTACACAGATTCATGGGATTTTGCACAGTTACGTGACAAGACACAGACAGACTACCGATACTTCATGCGTCAGCTATCTGAGGACATAGGCAATAGGAAGTACAAGTCTGTGACATTGAAAGATGCGAAGCAGATATATAACAGATGGTTGAACAGAGGGATAACCTTTGCCAACCATGCCTGTAGTGTAAGCTCACGCTTATTCACATACGCAGTGCAGTTTGATGATGCTCCCTTCAATCCTTTCAGTCAGGTAACACGTAAGACACCTATACAACGCAAGGTAGTATGGACTAGGACTGACGTTACCAAGTTTCTTGACACAGCTTACGCTGAGTTTGACACTAGAAACGTAGGACTGATAGTTCAGATGGCCTATGAGTGGGTACAAAGGCTAGGTGATATGCGTCTGTTAGAGTGGACAAGCATCAAAGATAGGCAGGTTCACATCAAGCAATCTAAACGTAGAGCAGAGGTATTTTTACCCATATCAGAGGAGTTATTTGACATGTTAGAACAACAACGAAAAGACTTTGGCTTTCAGAGGTACATATGCCCTCAAATAAAGCCTGTACAGGGGAAGTTTATACCATATTCTTTGTACGGACTATCCAAAAAAGGAAGGAGTGTCATGCGTGAGGCAGGGCTGTCTGATGAGCTACGATTAATGGACATTCGGAGGACAGGAACAACCGAAATGGTGGACGCAGGTGTGTCACTTGGGCAGATCATGTCAGTGACAGGTCACACAAATCCAAGTTCGGTTAAACCTTACATGAAAAATACTTTTACGAGTGCAAATAATGCCTTGACAACTCGTGATGCCCATGTTAAAAGTGTGTATAATGGTTAATATCAATACACTTATAAATGATCTACAGTTACGTGATGGTGAAACTAAACGCATGACTTGTCCTATGTGTAAGAATAAGGAGAAGACATTCACCATCACTAACAACATGGGTCAGATACTTTGGAATTGTTACAAGGTATCTTGCTCACTCTCAGGAGGTAAGAGAGTACACCTTACAAGTGAGGACATTCGCAAGTCTCTTGGATCATTTGCTGAAGAGATAGTTGAAGTGCCTTTTACTTTACCTGAGTATATAGTGCCTCATAATAATGATGAGGTTGTATTAGAATTTGCAAATACCTATGGTCTGGATATAGAAACTACTGAGTTAATGTATGACGTAAAGGATCATAGGGTTGTGTTCCCTATCGTACACAAGGGTAAGATCGTTGACGCTACAGGACGTAGCCTTGATAAAAGATTACCTAAGTGGAAACGATATGGAAAAAGTGACTTGCCTTATGCTCATGGCTATGGTAAAGTCGCAGTAGTTGTAGAGGATTGTGTAAGTGCTGCAGTGGTTGGAACAGTTAGCGATGTGCATGTTGGGGTTGCTGTGTTGGGTACATCACTATCAGAATCACACAAGCGATACTTATCACAATTCTCTACGGCAGTAGTTGCGCTAGACCCTGACGCATTACCCAAGACACTAGCGTTTGTACGAGAACTAAAGACCCATGTGCCTGACGTAAAAGCATTACGTTTGACAGATGATTTAAAATACAGAAACCCCCAAGACATAGATAGTCTTACCAACATAGGAGTATAATATGGAGTTATCACTAATACGTAGTCTAATGGACAAGGAGTTCTACGAAGAGCATCGTGGTGCTAGATGTCCTGATAGACTATTCACAAAAGATGTCCGAAAGATTAAGCAGTCTATTGATCTTGCTATGGACAGATATGAAAGGACTGTCACACCTGATGAGATAGAAGCTCTCTTCATGTCAGGCAATCCCACACTAACAACAGCACAGAAGCAGGCATATTCAGATCTGTTTCGTAAGATTAAAACTGAAACACCTATGGGTAGTGACGTAGCACAGGAAGTGTTATCCAAACTATTCCAACAGGTAATTGGTGAGGACATAGCGAACTTAGGCTTTGACTATGTAAATGGTACACAGA